CGTTATGGTTTTTTAAATAATTTTTTTTCTCACCTTTAACTACTTCATTAAAGTAATTGTCATATAAAGCATTATTAATTTTATTTTTTTGAGCAGTATTAAATACACCTATAGTATTTAATAGATTTGATAATTTTTCAGCTTGAACTAATGAGCTATTACTACCATCTGTAAATTCTTTAAAAGTATTTTTACCTACTCCTGTTAATCCTACTTCTCTTGTTACTTTTTTACTTGTTCCATAACCAAATGAATCAGCCAAATTAGCTATAAAAGTATTTCTATAATTTGATAATAAATTATTAAATTCAGTATGTTTAGCAAGTAACTTTGAATCTTTTGGTAAACCTTTTATTATTGCTCTATCAAAATCACCTTTAACCCTTCTTAATGGATTTGTTATTGCGGCTGGTAAAAGTTTATTTTCTGAAGCTGCTGAAATCATAGACTTCCAACCCATTGCTTCTTGATAAGTCATATCATCAATATTTTTTAATCCATTTTTAAGCATTTTCATTTCAGCGGCAATAGCTTCTCTATTAATATCTCCTGAATATTTTTGAGCTATTTTTGCTACTGTTTGATTTTTTTTATATGCTTTGATATATTCTTTAGAAGATTTTTTTGTAGGTGGTTTCATTTTTTTATAAAGAGGTACATCAAATTCATCTAATACTTTATTTAATATTTTTCTTGTATCTTTAAGATCAAGATTATATTTAATGTTACTTTTTTTAGCTAAATCTATTACTTCATCTTCAAGTTTAGATAATGCTGGTTTAAGTTTTATATTTATTTCATTAAAAGTAATTCCCATATTATCTATTTCATTAATAGTAGGATCAGTGTTTACTGGTCTTAATTTTATTACTTTTCCCTCTGCTTCTTCAACTAATTCTTTAGAAACTTTTATATCATTAGCTCTAATCTCTTTTATCTCTGCTGCTATTCTATTAATAACATCATCTTTTTGACCAGCTGACATATTAACATCATCTAATCCTGAAGTTAATTTTATTAATTTATTTTCTACATCGTTAGCTTTTATTGCTTTTTCAGCTAATAGTTTTTTTACTTCACCTGTAGCATTTTTACCTGGATCTAATTTTACTGATATTCCTGATTCTGGAAAAGCTTTTTCAATATTTGTAACTAAATAATCGTCTGCTAATTTTTCGTCTATTCCATTATCTTTTAAAATATTTCTTGCTTCATCTAAATTTTTAAGTAGACCTTCATCTAATTTTGCACCTGACTTAATTAGATTATCAATTGATTCCATACTAATTTTATCTTTTGCTGCTGTAATTACAGCTTTTTTAAGTGACTGACCAACTAATAAAAAAGCAGGAGTTGCAATTAAATCTATTCCAGCAACTATTCCAGCTTCTACCATAGCTGACTTCATCCATTCATCTTCAGGAACATCTGTACCCATACCATAAACATATCTTCCTACTAAAAGTTGAGTCATTTCTGATGTAAAAGTAGCACCTGCAGATCCGGCTGCTGTTCCTAATATTGGAGTTGCAAAACTTCCACCAATACCTCCAGCTACTGCTGAAGATACTGTTGCAATATCTCCAGCTATTGCTGCCATATCTCCTCCTGTAGGAAGTAAAGTAGGAGCATTAGTAGTACTCCATTTACCTGTTCCACCTAATTCTACTGGAACTTTATATGTAAAAACTTTTGTTTTTTTATCACCAGCACCTATATTGCTATCTTTTAATTCTTGATATTTAAATTCTATTCCATCAGAGTATTGATCAACTAATGCTTTATCTAGTCCTTTATCTTCTAATAGATATTCATTGATATATAATTTCTTAGCATCTCTTACTTGTAACTGTTCGTTATTTAAACCCATACTTAAAGCAAATCTTACTTCTTTAGGAAGTTCATTTTTTACATCTGTATCTATTCCATATGAATTAATTATATCTTTTTTAGAAGGAACATATTCCGCAAACATAAAACTTTCTCCAGAAAAGTCGTCTGCTGCAGCACTGTTATCAGCTTTGTATCTTTTTTCTTTTACTTCTTTTTTTGTCTTATCTATAAGTTCTACATTATAACCAGCATTTGATATTACTGATTCTTCCGTTTCTACAGGTTTTTTACTTTGTGATGTTTTATAATCTTCTGCTGATAATTCTCCAGTTGCTAATTTTTTAGCAATATCTGGTTCTATATTATTACCAATATAGATATTATAGGATTCTGTTTCGTATTCAGTAAGTTCTGCCATATCATTTTAATTTTCTAGTGGTATCTCTGGTAAATCTTCTTTGCCTTTTTGCCTATTTTCAATTATCGTTTGTATATCAATTTCAGTCTTTTTCTTATTTTCTGAATAAATATCAAAAGGATCTTTATCACCTTCAAATTGAGGTTGTAAACTTTGATAATAATGGGCTGCAATAATTCCAGAATCAGTAATATCTTCTGTTGTACCAAACATTTCTATTAAAGTTTCTTCTTTAACACCTTTTTTAAATTTATCAGCTAGTTCTTTTTCAGAAGCATAAAAAGAATCTTCTTTAAAATTAAAATTATTTTTTTGAAATTCTGCATTAGCATAGTCTGTTTGATTTAATGCTATATCTCTACTTGCCATTTGTACTGCAACTAAACGTCTTAGTGCTTCAGGATTAGTTCCTACATCTCCTACTGTTTGTAATAATATTTCTATATCTTTATTAGACACGGGATATAATTCTTTTACTTGAGCTACAATTTTTTGTTTTGTTGCTGCTCCTAATATATTTTTAAAAGTTATTCTTTCTTGAGGACTCATGGAGCTTTGATCCCCTTCATTATCATATAATTTTTTTAGTAATTCTTCTCCACCTGGAATTTCAGATATGATTTGTTCAGTTCCTTGGAAAATTTTATTAAGAGCACCAGTTGGTAATTGTTTTTTTTCAATTGCAGCCTTTTTTAAAAGATTATAAATATCAAAAGTTGCAGCATAGTTTTTTCTGTTAGCATCTTCTGTATCTGTATATTTATCATATTTTTTTAAAATAGCTGCTTCTTGTGGAGATAAAACATTTCTTCCTGTTTTTGAAGCTTTTAACATAGCAGCTTTATTTTTAGCTTCTGCTAAATCTTTAGCAATGAATCCTTTTTCAGCTTTAAGTAATCCTTCACTAATAGCTCCTATAGTTGACTTAGCTTGACCTATAGGTTTTATACCAGATGAAGCATTTATAATTTCTAGACCTCTCATAAAATTTCTTTTCTTATCTGGATCTTGAGATATTTCTTCAATTTTATTAGGAACAGCTTCTGCTATTGCGGAAAGATTTGATCCTACACCTTGAATAAAAGCAGAAGCAGAATTTCCTACATCAGTTAAAGCTCCTTTTATATCAATAGAAAACTTACCATCTTCAGTTGTAGTTACTTCTTTTTCTTCAACTACTTCTTGAGGAATACTTTTTTTCATAGCTTCATTTTCTACTCTTTCTTTTCGATTACTTTCTACTTCTAAATTTTGTTCATCTAATATATCAAAAGCTTCGCCTATAGAATTTTTTTTAGAATATGAACCATCTTCTTGTCTTTGGCCAATTAAAACAGCAGGTTCACTGTTGTCACCAACCATAAAGTTTTCTTCTGAGAATTGATCTTCGTTTGGTAAAGCCATTATATCTCCTTAAACTCTACATCGAGTTTGTTGTAATTTACTTTTAAATATCCATCATCGCCAACGAAAGAAGCTTGAGGAACTTGATGAGCCATGACACCTTGATATTTTTTATCATCGCCTTTATATTTAAATGTGTAAATATTAATTCCTGATGGAGATTTACCAACTAAATTAATATCATCTTTTAATCTTATATCAGATGACATAGCAGTTAATGCTCCTGCAACTTGACCAAAGGTACTCGGTCCAGCTACTGGTGTACCTACTGATCCTGATCTTTCTTCTCCATAACTTCTTACAGGAGCACCTGATAAAGCACCAATCATTTGTTTAATTTGTCCACCTGCATATTCTCTTTCTTCTATAAAGTCACGATATCCTTCTGCAAGTCCAGCTTGTTCTATACCACGAGCTTGAGTTCCAAAGCCAGCAAGTCCTGCTGCTGATTGTCCTAAAGCTCCTATTTGAGATTGAGCTCCACCTAATTTAGCATTTAATCCTGACATTTGTGCTGCTCTATCTTGAGCAAATCTACTTGCACCTGATTCAAAACCAGCTTGTCTTAATCTTGCTGATGTATCTCCGACAGTATCTAAATATCTTTCTCTTCCTAATACATTTTCTATGCCTTGTCTTTCTCCACCAAAAGCTCCTGCACCAATTGCTTGTGCATTCATTGATTTTTGAGTTTGACCATAAGCTTCTCCTAAATCTCCTAAAGCTCCTGAAATAACTTGATCCTGATAAGGATTAGCATAATTTGCTGCTGCTGCAGTATCATAAGTTTGAGCACCTGCGGTAGCAATTTCTTGACCAATTCCAGCAAGTTGTCCTGATTGAGGTAAAATTTGATTTTGATAAATACCTGCTGCTTGCGTTTCCATAGGATCAAGGTCAGCTATACGATCACCAGTAAAAGCTTTATAAGGTTGATCAAATACTTGTTCTCCTCGTCTTAAAGTTCTTTCTTGAATTTCTTTAAAGTAAGCAGGAATATCATAGCTAGTCGATGACTGCTGTGGTGCCTGTACTACTGTTGTGTTTGGTTTGAAAAGACTACCCATTGATTATATACGTTCCTCCGATATTTTTAAATCCTAATTTAACAAAAGCCTTATCTTTTCTTTCAATGTCTTTACCTTGAAAGATTTCACATATCGCAGTCACTTTATGAGCTAATGCGTATTCTTTAAAAACAATCATTATTGAACGAAATATCCTAAAATTTCTATGATTAGGATTTACATGTAACCATAAAGTTCTCATGAACTTTTTGTCACTATACCATGTTTCATCAACTGTTGCAGCCAATGTTCCAATAATTATATTTTCATATTCCACTACTATAACAAAACTATTCTTAATGTAAAATACTATATTGTCTAAAGCTTTGGTATTATTAGTATTTCCAAAGTTAAAAGGAGCCTCTGTAAGCCACGTTTTCAATAGTTCTCTTATTCGAACAGCATCAGATATTCGAGCTGGTCTTATAGTATATTTATCTTTTTCCATCTTGTTTTATATTTACTCTCAAAGTACCAAATCTCCAATTATCTCCGATATCAATGTTTTCTATTTTTATATTAGATTGTCTACCACGAATACGTGTATTAATAAAACTTGTTGTGTTACTAACAGTTAATGTTTCTCCTACTGTTGCCGTATCATTAGGATAGTCTTTAACACTTAAAGTAATAACAGTATTACCAGTTTGGTCTTGAAAATCTGGTACAACTTTATTAATAAAGCTAAAAGTTTCACCATCAGCAATATCTCCATCACCAGATTGAATAAAAGCTGGTAAGGCTGCTCCATCAGCATTTACTCCTGATTCTTGAGCATATATAATACTTCTTCCATCTGTTAATCCATTTATAGTTGTAATTGAACTAATATTAGAATTAGGAAAATACTCTGTAGCTAAAGGATTTAATTCAACTCCATTATCTTGATAAGTACTTCTATCCATAGTTCCAAAATACCAAGAGTTTTCTAGATAATTATAAATTACATAACGATTACATTGATCAGAGGAACTAGAACAATAGTACCATATTACTTCAGAGAAATTAGAATTTTGTGCAGCATAAACTTGAGCATATTGAACTTTATTAATATCATCAAATACATGATTTAATATAGGACAAGGTATTTCTTGAACTGATCCTGCATATCTAAAAAACTGTCCGTCTGACATCCAGTAAGCTACATCATCAATTACCATTGCAGAATTAAGACCTACAGCTCCACAGTCATTACCTAATTGTCTAAATCCAAATATAAAAGGAGGACCTATAAAAGACATTGATTGCATTGTAGTATCTGTCCATACTAAGATAGTTCCTTTAGCAGGTCTAGCACATCTAATTTCACTTCCACCAGCTATTCTTTGTGATCCCGCAGAGTTAGTTACATTAGGTGTCCATTGATTATAATCTTCTTGATCTGACCAACGAATAAACATTTTATCTTGAGTAGCTATATTTCCAATAGATGTTTCTGTACCCATACACACGACATGTCTAGTTTCTGTAGATACTAAAGATAAAGTAGAATTAGTAGGAGCATTAGCAACAATTGTAGCTCTATTATTACTCATTCCTCCAGAAGTGTTCCATTCAAAAGTTCCGCCATCTTTTTGAGTAATAATTAAATCTTCTCCCCAATTATTGATAGACCATAACCTTGCATCAATGTCAACAGTAGAAGATGATCTAGCAGTTCCATAAGTACTATTATTCCAAGCTCCTGCATTCCAACCAAAACCAAAAGTTTGAATACTAGGACCTATATTTAATTGATAAACAGCTGAACAATTACCAGTAGGACCCACATTAGCATTTGCTGTAGCACTACTTAAAATAGTATAAGCATCATTATTTGCTATAGATAAAATTTCATATTCAGCATTTAAAGCAGAAAGTGCAATTCCTCCAATTGGAGCAGCAGCTGTTACACTACTTAAAGTTACAAAATCTCCTACATCAGCTCCATGGGCTGTATCTGAAATAGTTAAAATATTACTACTAGTTGTAGTAGTAAAAGCATTAACAAGAGCATCGGTTGATCTTATAGGAGTAATATCTTGATTAGTTCCTGCTACATAAACATATATTTTTCTATCAGTTCCTAAAGCTTCATAACGAGATCCATCTAAAGAAAACCATTGTTCTAAAGCTCTACCTACTCCAATATAATAAGCTGTACTAAATTTAGTCCATCCTCCTATTTTTTGAGGAAGTCCTTTTCTAAATCTTACTTTATCACAGTCAATCCATCTACCTTCTGCACCACTAGGAGTATTCTCAGTATCTATTCCTGGTTGAAAATTTAATTGAGTTAAAGGCATAATTGCTACTATATAACAAAAATTATAAAATTATACTAAAATATAGGGAGTATAAGAGTGGTGGTCTTATACTCCAAGAGTATTATATATATTATTTTTTTGATATCGTAAAGCCTTTAAAATAACTAGGTAAACCTAACGTAGGTCTCTTATCATATAAATTAGCTTTAGCTTCTTTACCTTTTAAATTATTGTAATGTAAAAATACTTGTGCACAATCTTTACCCTCAAAAGGTTCTCGCCAATGTTCAACATCACAACCAGAATAAATTAACATGTCACCTGGTTCTAGTTCTATTTTAACTCCAGCTTGTCCTTTTCTTCCAGTTGGATCTAAATAAATTGGCCATGGCTCACCACCTAGGTTTAACGTAGTAGATACTTCACATGAATATCTATCTTTGTGTCTAACTAGAACATCTCCTTTTTTATAAATTCTTGCATAGGAATAAGTAGGACATAACTTTAATGAAGTTTCTTTATTCATTTTGTTATTCAATTGACCAAGTAATGTTTCCATTACCATATCACCATAATGTGAATAAGTATTAGGAACTTGTTCATCATTCCACACACCATACTCTGTATTAAAAGGTGATAGATATTTTTGATCAAATAAAAATTTAGCTGCTGTTCTTTTGTTTAAAAAGTAAGTGTAGATAAACTCAGCTACATCAGGAGTTATAGCTCCTCTTAATACTTTATATTTATTTTTCTTGAATGACATTTAATACTCCTTTTGGTATTGCTTGGCAGTTCCAATGTATAAACCTAAACGGTTCAACACCTAAATCAACTATATATTGATGAGGCATGTATGATGGAAAGAATATCATTCGACCTGGCTGTACTTTATAATGCACCTGTGCTGATGCATAAGTTACTTTTGTTTTATCTAATTCCGGTAAAAGATTCATCAAATTACCTGCTCTTGGATCTTCAAATAAAGGTAATGAAGTTTTATCACTTGCTTTTAAAAAATAAAAACCTGACATATGTCCATTCCAATGTGTATGTAATGTATGGTGACCACCCCCACTTTTTGCAAACTCCTGTACCCACATTTCTGTAGTAAATAATTGATGACCACTCATATCAAAACCCATTTCCATTAATAAATTATGTGAAGTTGCACCTATATAATCTGTTAATGTTTTAAATTTAGGGTCACCTATTAAAGTTGTTGAATGATAAACACTACCAAGATCACCTTTAGTTTTATTTTCCTTGTTACGTTTATCTATATCAGGCTGTAAATTTTTTTTAGCTTCATCTATATATTTATCTGATGCCTTGTCTATATCAACCACAAATTCTGGTGCATCACCAAACCATATAGGACATTTAAAATAATCTTCTCTACTTAATTGTTTAGGGTAACTAGGTTTTTTAATTCTTTTCTTTTTCTTTTTCATATTTTTCCTATTTAAATGGGT